AAATTGAAGTGCCCTTCGAAGTGAAGGCCAGCGATGAGGCCGGCAACTTCGAGGGTTATGCGGCTGTGTTCAATAACGTTGACCTGGGTGACGACGTGATCCTCCCGGGCGCGTTCACCAAGGTGAAAACTACGCGAGCCGGTCGATTGAAACTGGCGCTTTTCCACGACCTTACCCGTCTTGTCGGTTCGGCAGACTTCACCCAGGACAGCCACGGGCTTTATCTAAAAGGGAAGGTCAACTTGGCGGTCAGCTATGCCCGTGATGCCTATGAACTGATGAAAGAAGGCACGCTCGACAGCATGTCCATCGGATTCAACACGATCCTCGCGGCTTATGAAGAGCGCGAGGGCCGAAGCATCCGCATCATCAAGCAGGCGGAGCTCTGGGAAGCTTCGCTGGTGCCCTTCGGGATGAACCCGCAGGCACAAGTCACCGACGTGAAGTCGGACATCAGGCTTTTTGAGAACGCCTTGCGCGACCGCATGGGCCTCTCTCAGAAGGAAGCGGCTGCGGTCGCTTCGCTCGGCTACTCCGCAGTACACCGTGATGGTGGAACTGAGGCCACGGCGATCGTGGAAGGGCTGAAATCACTCTCCACCACTTTTGATAATTTTTTTAAGGTGTCGCCATGACCGATCCAATCCAAGAAGTAAAAAGCTCGCTCGAAACCCAGTTGAAGGACGGCTTCACTGGTTTGCAGAAAAAGTACGACGCTGTCGCCGAAGAGCTGCAAAAGGGCAACACCGTCACCAGCGCGATGAAGGCCCAGATTGAAACCCAAAAGGGCGAAATCGAGCGTGTCATTGAGCAGGTCCAGAAGCTGGAAGAGAAGGGCATCAAGCTGCGCAGCCAGCCCGGCGAGGCCAAGAGCTTCATCGATCTGGTGAAAAATGACGACGCCTACAAGTCGCTGCAGGCGAAGAGCGTTTCCCTGGCCGATATCGAAGTGACTAAGTCCGACATGGCCAGCATGAAGGAAATGAAAGTCACCAGCGCCGGTATCGTTGCGCCGAACTATGACCCGGTCATCCAGCCGGGTATCCGCCAAGAGCTGCGCATCCGCGACCTGCTGACTACTGTTCCGGTAACTGGGCAACAGTACACCTTCTTCAAAGAAAACCTGCACACCCGAGGCGCGGCGCCAGTGGCGGAAGGTGGTTTGAAACCAACCAGCAACGTGACGTTCACGACCCAAACCGACCGCGTGAAGAAAATCGCGGTCTGGATGCCCGTGACCGATGAGGCGCTGGACGACGTTCCGCAACTGATGGCTTACCTGCAGGAGCTGCTGCGTTACGACCTTAAGCTCGAGGAAGAGCGCCAGATCCTTAAGGGCGATGGCACCGGCGAGAACCTGAATGGCTTGATGACCCAGGCCACCGTGTACGACGCGGCACTGACGAAGGCAGGTGATACCGCTATCGACCTGGTGCGCCGAGCGATCTACCAGGTTCGCAAGCAGTCGATGCTGTCCGCGGACGGGGTTGTGATGACTGAACTCGACTGGATGAACATCGAACTGCAGAAGGACGGCGAGAACCGCTACTTGTTTGCCAACCTGCAAGGCCTGGTTACACCAGTCCTCTGGGGTCGCCCGGTTGTTACCTCCGACAGTGTCGACGAGGGTGACGAGGCGACCGGCGGCGAGTTCCTGGTTGCGAACTTCGCTCGTTCGTCCGTGCTTTTCGATCGCATGTCGTTCCTGTTCAAGATGGGCCTGATTAACGATCAGTTCATCAAGAACGAACGCGCGCTCCTGGTTGAAGAGCGTCTCGGCCTGGGTGTACGCCGCCGTGAAGGTCTGGTCAAAGGCCGGTTCTCCGTCGCGGCCTAATACCCGCACCGTTCGAAAGCCGGCCCCTGTGCCGGCTTTTTCGTCTCAGGAGGTAATGAAATGAAAATCAAAGTAGTTTGGGGTTTTGTAGGCAATGCCTTGCTATTGGGGGCCGCGGTCACGACGGTAAAGGCTGGGCAGGTGTTCGACGACGTCGACGACGAATACGCCCATGCCTTGATCGGCAAAGGGCTTGTTGTCGAGCTCGACGCCAAAGGTAAGCCGCGAGTGGCAAAGCCTGAGGAAAATAAATCCGCCGCGCCAAAGGAGGATAAGGCCGCTGCTGACAAGGCTGCCGCCGACAAAGCCGCTGCGGATAAAGCTGCCGCCGATAAGGAAGCTGCCGATAAGGCTTTGGCTGATAAGGCCGCTGCTGATAAGGCTGCCGCGAAAGAGACCGAATGATGCTCGAGTTATCTCTGGTGAAGCAGCATTTGCGCGTCGACCACGACGATGAGGATGTCCTGATTCAGGGATACATCGACGCTGCTATTGCGCACGTCGAACAGCATTGTGATCGAGAGCTTGTCGCTGCGGTCCCGGTGTTGCCTGACCAAATGGGGCTCACCAAGGATGTCGTTCAAGCCGTGCTGTTATTGGTCGGTCATTGGTACTCAAACCGCGAGGCCGTGCTGATTGGCTCGAATGGTGTTTCTGCATCTGAGGTGCCGCTCGCGTTCGAGCGGTTACTCTGGTACCGCAAACGCTTCTGAGGAATTGCCATGGCTGCCTATCGTGAACCTGCCGCCGGTGAGCTGGATCGGCGGCTGGCGATCCGTCGTAGGATCGATCTTCCAGCAGATGACATGGGATTGGATTCACTATTCTCCGTACTAAAAGCTCGGTGGGGAAAGATTCAGCCGGTTGGCACGGCCGTATATGCAGAGGGTCACGCATCGCATTTGGTTCAGGATCGTAAAAGGCATTACCGACGCCCATGAAGTTGTGCACGTCACCCAGGTGCCGGGTATGGTCGGGGTATATGAAGTGGTGCCAGATACACCGCTCTATCGCGTGAAACGCTCAGCAGACTTGAACGGGGCGCGGCGTTTTACGCTATTGGAAGTGGAAGAGCTGAGCCCATCTCAGTCGGGGAATGGCATCTATGTCTAACTCCGCCTCGATCGACGGTTACCTACACGTCGAAGGCTTCGACAACTTCGAGCGTGATGCCTTCGACAAGCGAAAGATCCGGGCAGGCATGCGTAAGGTCGGCCTGCTGATCACCCAGCGCGCCCAGATGAACCTGGTGCTGGGCAAAGGCCAGGATGGCTACCCAGTCAATCGGACCGGGGCGACGGTCGAATCGGTTTCCTTCAGGGTGTCCCGCTCCGGCTTCCTGGTGCGGATCTCCCCCACGAAAACGTCGGCCATGGAAGAGTTCTATCCGGCATACCTGCACTACGGCGTGAAGAAAGGCCGGAGGCTGGGGAAGCTTGCACCTGGTCAAGGTAAGGGCAAGTCGAATCGCCGCGCCAAGGGGGTCAGGGCCGCGGCGCTGGCCGAGCGTGCATCAGGCGAATGGCGCATCAAACCCCGCGACAACTACATGGCCGATGCCCTGCAGGATTCGGCCTCGCAAGTTCAATCGATTCTCTCGGCAGCGTTCGCCGCCGCCCTGGGCTGATCACTGCCCCAACGGGACCACGCATGAAACTGAACCCCATCGTTTCCCATATCCGGGAGAGGTGCCCGACCTTTGCCGGTCGAGTGGCGGGCGGCATCGACTGGGACGCCGTCGTCGATAGCGCGCAGCTTGCTTTGCCGGCTGCCTACGTCATCGCGACGGCTGATGCGGCCACGCCGAGCAAGGCGCAGAACATGGTCATCCAGGACATAACTGACCAGTTCAACGTGGTGATTGTCCTGGCAACGTCGGATGAACGTGGGCAAGAGGATAACGACCTGCTACACGACATCCGCGCCGAACTGTGGCGCGCTTTGGTTGGCTGGGAACCTGGCCCGGAATACAGCCGCATCGAGTACGGCAAGGGCGCGCTGCTGCACATCAGCCGCGCCCGGGTCGTTTACCAGTTCACCTTCTTCTCGGAGTTCCAGCTTGGCCGAAACCATGCGAGCGACCCGCCGGAGACCTGGCAGGAATACGTGATGGATGGCCTGCCAGGCTTCACCGGCGCGAACATCAACATGGACTGCATCGACCCAGCAGACCCGAACCTGAAACGACCCGGCCCGGACGGGCGCATCGAAGCGCAATTCACTGGAGACGTAACACCATGACCAATCGCATCACTGTGGTGCCGGCCTCTGGCCGTTCTGTGCCCGACCCGGAGGCTGGCGACCTGCTGCCGCCGGAAGGCCGCGAGGTTCCCGATAACGCCTGGTGGCGCCGCCGTCAGGCCGATGGCGACGTAACCTTGAAGGCCGACAAGGCTCCATCCACCAAAGCCGGCGCGCCGGCGAAAGTTGAGGAAGCGCAATAATGGCTATCGGATTCAGCAACATCCCGGCCGATATCCGTGTGCCGCTGTTCTACGCGGAGATGGATAACTCGGCGGCTAACAGCGCATCGTCGGCCATGCGCCGGCTGATCGTAGCCCAGGTCAACGACGGGGCGACCAGCGAAAGCATCGGCCAGTTGGTCCTGGTGTCCAGCGTGGCCCTGGCGAAGGAAATCGGCGGCCAGGGCTCCATGCTCGCTGCGATGTACGAAACCTGGCGCAAGGTCGATCCCATCGGCGAAATTTGGTGCCTGCCGTTGCAGAACGACACCGGCACCGTGGCGACATCGACCGTCACCATCACCGGCGCTGCGACCGAGGCCGGACTGCTCAACCTGTACGTCGGTGGTACCCGGGTGCAGTCGGTCGTGGCATCGGCGGCAACCCCAACGGTGGCCGCTACCGCCCTGGCGGTGAAGATCAACGCAACGCCAGACCTGCCCGTTAC